GCTTTTGTACCGAAGCCGAAGAACACTGACCCGCCTGCCACTCTTGCTGCAGTGAAATAAATTATGATCACTATACATTTGGAAGAAGCCGAATACTACGACAGAGACAAACAGGAGTTCTTCACAGAAAAAGCTAAGACGCTTCAGCTGGAGCACTCCTTAGTCTCTATTCAGAAGTGGGAGCAGAAGTGGCATGTTCCGTTCTTAAAGGAGAATCCTCCGAAGACTAGAGAACAGGAACTGGATTACATCAGATGTATGTCGATAAATGGACCTGTTACTAACGCTGACCTTTCAAGACTTACGAAAGAAGATCTCGAACGCGTTAACAAGTACATTAACGATCCAATGACTGCTACATGGTTCAGAGAAGATAATGCTCCTAAAAGAAAGCAGAAGATACACACAGCAGAAACGCTCTATTCCCAGATGATCTCTTACGGTGTTCCTTTCGAATGTAGAAAATGGCATTTGAATTCTCTTATGACGTTACTTCGTGTTTGCTATGAGGACAACAAGCCTAAGAAGAAGCGAAACAGGAAGGACGTCATGAGAGATTACAATCGAATCGAAGCCGAAAACAGACGTAAGTACGGTTTACACGGTTAAATTCAAAATGGGGTGATTTACATGAAATACGGAATTGACGTATCGGAACACAATCCGTTTACAGCGAAACAGTATGCGACCATTGCGCCTAATATCGAATTTGTAATCATTCGAGAAGGTTACAGACAGACAATGGACAAACTTGCTGCACAGCATGTGAATGGCTTCAAGAAGAACAAAGTTCCGATCATTGGTTTTTACCATTTCATTTACGCACTTAACAACACCGCTGCGAAGACAGAAGCTATTAAGTGCATCAGTAACGTAAAGAGTCTTGGCTTTGGACCGGGAACGAGGATCTGGGCTGACTTTGAGTACGACACTATCGATAGTGCTAGGAATAAAGGCGTTATCCTTGGGTCGAAAGAATGTAACCAGTTTACAGAGACTTTCTGTGAGACCGTGAAGGCTGCTGGTTATATTCCCGGTATTTACACAAACAATGATTTCTATACGAACTGGTACTATCCGGAAGTAATCAAGAAGTACGACGTATGGCTTGCTGATTACACTGGAGGTCCTGATCGTGATTGTATCATTCAGCAGTACTCAGACAGAAAGTGGATTCCCGGTTATGAAACAGATTCACTTGATGTTGATGTCTGGTTTGATGCGAAAGAGAGTGATGGTGTGACAACAGCGAAATGCATCGATTACGTTATTAACCTTGCTTCGAATGAAGTTGGTTATAAAGAGAAAGCATCTCCGAAGAAACTTTACGAAAAAGAGGCCAATGCTGGTTTAAACAACTACACTAAATACAACTACGAGCTTCATCAGCTGCAGCCTTCCAATATGGATTATCCTGCTGCATGGTGTGATGCATTTGTAGATTGGTTGTTCTATAAAGCATTCGGACCTGATCTCGCGAGAAAGATTCTCTGTGGTGATTTCGATGATTACACCGTCATCTCTGCTAATTACTATAAGAAAGCAGGACGCTGGACGAACAACCCTGCAAGAGGTCATCAGATTTTCTTCAGAAACAACTCCGGAATCTGTCATACTGGCATCGTGTACAAAGCCGAGGATGGTTACGTATACACGATCGAAGGCAATAAGAACAACATGGTGAAGACTTGCGTTTACATTCAAAATGATGCTTCTATTGCAGGTTATGGTATGCCGAAATACGAGCTTGCTGCAGATGTTGAGATCAGCGATGGTGTAAGTGCTCCGACAGATGATGGCTGGAAGAGAACCGGCACTGCTATCTGTACTGGCAATGATGTAAATGTCAGGGCTACTCCCGGTGGCGACATCATCTCTCAGTTATATTCTGGCAACAGATTCGAAGTAGACGGCAAGAAGTCTGGCAAGTGGGTGCATATGAAACGTACTGACATTAACCAGATCGGCTGGATCTACGCAAGCTACGTTAAATACGATCCTGACGACAAGAAAGATCTGCATGATATTGCGGAAGAGGTTATCCTCGGCAAATGGGGTAATTTCCCAGACAGGCAGAAAGCTCTTGAGGCAGCAGGATACGATTTCAAAATTATACAGAAAGAAGTAAATAAGATTCTTGGGTATTGAGAAATGATTAGATTTCATTCTAAGGGAAATTTCAAACAAACAGAATCTCGATTAAAGAAACTTCTCCATCTTGATTTCGAATCAGCTTTACACAAATACGGTGAAATGGGTGTACAGGCGTTGTCTGCTGCTACACCCAAAGACACCGGCAAGTCTGCAGAATCGTGGGGATATAAAATAGTAAAGTGGAAAGATGGAAACTATTCGTTATTTTGGACTAATTCGAATGCTCCTTACGGCATTCCGGTCGTCTTCTTAATTCAGTATGGGCATGGGACTAGAAACGGAGGTTACGTACAACCAAACGATTTTATTAACCCTGCCCTCAAACCGGTGTTCGACAAAATCATGAAGCACATAGAAGGCGAAATGAGAACGCGGTAATAAAATATAGAAAGGATAGGATATGGCGTCAGAAGTTATAGAAAACGAAATTGTCAAACTATCCCTTGACAAAGAAGACTTTTCGAAAAACATACAAGAAAGTATAAAGAGCATCCAGGATCTTCGTACATCTATAGACCAGGCCAACTCCGGTCAGGCGCTGACTGTCCTTCAAAATAGTGTAGATAGACTAAACGATAGGTTCAGCGCTCTTGGTATTGCCGGCATGACTGCTATTCAAAATATTACGAATAAAGTGATCGGTCTGGCAACACAAATGTCAAGATCTTTTTCGAACAATTTCCTGAAGGGACCGTTCGATCAGGGTTGGGGCGAGTACGAACTAAAAATGGGATCAGTACAAACCATTATGGCAAGTACTGGAGAGTCCCTCGAAACAATCAACACAAAACTTGATGAATTAAATACTTACGCAGATAAGACTATTTACTCGTTCTCTGATATGACGAGTAACATTGGTAAATTCACAAACGCCGGTGTTGATCTTGATACGGCCGTGAAGGCTATTCAGGGTATTAGTAACGCTGCAGCTCTTGCCGGTGCTAATTCTAATGAAGCCTCGCGTGCTATGTACAACTTTGCTCAGGCGTTATCGATGGGGTCTGTCCAGCTTGTTGACTGGAAGTCCATCGAAAATGCTAATATGGCGACAAAAGAGTTTAAACAGACTCTTATTGATGCAGCAGTAGACGTCGGTACATTAACAGCCGAAGGAGACAAGTTTGTATCGACGACTAAAAATGCTAATGGTGAGGTGTCACAAGCATTTGACGCCATTGAAGGATTCCGAAATTCTCTTAACTATCAGTGGATGACGACGGAAGTTCTCACAAAGGCACTTTCAAGATATTCTGATGAAACTGATACTATTGGTAAGAGAGCCTATGCCGCAGCACAGGACGTAAAGACTTTTAGCCAGTTACTTGCTACTATAAAAGAAGCTATTGGTTCTGGTTGGGCTAAAACGTTTGAAATCGTTGTTGGTGATTTCGAGGAAGCGAAAGAACTTTTCACGTCAATAAGTAAAGTTGTCGGTGGATTTGTTGATAGAGTTTCTGACGCAAGAAACAACCTTCTAGAAGCTGCTCTTGGACCTGGTTTAGAAGGTGAATTCTTAAGTGCTGGCAACGCCATAGAAGATACTAAGAGCAAACTTGAAGAATACGAGAAAATTGCAAAAGAAGTAGAAAGCGGCGCGTGGGGGAATGGTCAGGCTCGTATAGATAAGCTAACGGAAGCAGGATACAACTATGATGCTGTGATGATGCTCGTTAACAGAGATCTTATCAGTGCTGAGTTCAACGTGGATAAATGGACTGAAGCTGTAGGAGCTGCTACCGGAGCAACAGAAGAGCTTACTGCCGCTAATTCAAAAACTGGTAGAGAACTTTTAATTGAGTCTTTTGCTAACGTTGCCAAATCAGCGATAAAGATATTTCAAACGCTCGGAGAAGCGTATCGTAAAGTGTTTCCGCCTGTTACGGCACAAACGCTTAGAGATCTTATAGAGAAATTTCATGCTTTTTCAGAACAATTAATTATCAGTCGTGGTGCTGTGTTTCAACTCGGACAGATTTTTCGAGGCGTTTTCTCTTTAATTCGCACAGTTGGTGATGTTGTCGGCGGTCTTGGTCGTGCGATCATACCAACCGTCGTTAAAGGCGTTGTTGGTCTAACAAAGGCGTTTATTACGGTTGTAGAGCCTATAGCTACGTATGTTAGCGTAATTAGTGATGCGATACACGAGACAGATATGTTCTATAACATTTTCAACGCCATTAGAGCCATCGGATACAACTTCTTTTACAACTTAGCAGAAGGCGTAAAAAGTGTTCTTAACATCTTTGGTGTTACATTGCCTAAGATGTCTGACTATAGACAAGCGCTTGACGACATAGCCAACCACATAACAGACTTCGTCAAATCGTTGAATGTAGGTCCTGTCGTTAATTGGTTTCGAAAAGCGTTTTCTAAAATCCCTGTTGTGTTTACGGCTGTCGCTAAAGCGATCAAGTTTGCTGCTGGTGCTGTTAAGAACTTCTTCGATTTATTTAAAGCTCCTTCTGCAGATGAGGCCGAAAAGAAGCTTACAATCTTCCAGAAGATCGGCAACGTAATAAGAAGCGTTATATCTAAGTTGTCCAGTATTGGCGGTAAATTCACAAGTGGCGTTAAGAATTTCTTTGCGATATTCGTATCTTCTGCTGCTAATGAAACAGAACGGAAGATCAATCTTTTCTCCAAGATCGGAAACGTTATTGCTACAGCAGCTAAGAAAATAATTAGTGTTCTTAAGAATGTTGGTAATGCCGTCAAAGGTCTTTTCGACAAAGTTAAGAACTCAGAACAGTTCAAGAAAGTAGTAAGCACGGTGACATCTGCGTTTTCTGATTTGTCAAGAAGAGTTAAAGACTGGTATTCATCTCTTGACGGAACAGATATTCTTTCGAAGTTTTCAAGCGCATTTTCAAAATACTTATTACCGAGACTTAAAGAAGCTGGAGAGGCATTAACTAAATTCGGTAGTAAAGCCAAGAGCGTATTCAGTACATTTGGTAATAAGGTTCTCAAACCGGCAGCACAGAATGTACAGGAGTGGTACAAGTCTCTTGAAGGCGATACACCACTTGAGAAACTTAGAGCGGTATTCGATCGTTCTATCTTTGCTACGATTCCAGAAATGCTTTCCAAAGCTAAAGAGAAAGTAATAGAGTTCTACAAATCTCTTGGCGATGGATCAGCGCTAGACAAGTTGAAGAGACTTCCAAGTGTTTTAAAAGATCTTGCTTCGTCGTTTGACTTTTCCGGTGCTTGGTCTAAATTCAAAGAAGGTTTTACGAAGAACGTTATCGAACCGCTTAGTAATTTTAATCTCTTCGAAAGAGTTAAACAGGCGATAATCGATTTCAAAGACAAGCTTCAGGACATGCATCCGCTTGAAGCTTTCAAAGAAGCATTTACGAAATACGTCTTGGAACCTCTCACAAACAATCCCGTTACGAATGGTGTTTCTAATATTGTAGACAAGATCAAAGAGTCGTTCACAAACTTACATGATTTCTTTGTAAACTTCTCGATAATGGACATACCTGCGGTAAAGAAGCTTGCTGACTTATTCCCAGGTTTACAGTCTGGTGTAGAGAAGTTGTCGAAAGTTGGCGAGAAGCTTGCTGGCGCTAAGGATCTTGTGAGAGTGCTTACTGACATTATCAAAACGTATAGTTCTGTTAAGCTGTTTAAGAAGATTGGTCAAGCTTTCGGTCAGCTTGGCGGAGTCTTCGAAACGTTCGGCACTGTTCTTCAGGGCATCGGCGGTTCTATTGGAGGAACGTTCGGTGCTATTTCAAGTTTCTTCATAGATCTTAAAGACGGTCTCCAGACATTCAAAGAAGTAATCAAAGGCTACTCGAAAGAGATGAAAGCCAACGCACTGCTTAAGACGGTAGGTGCGATTACTCTTTTCATAGGAGTAATGGTGGCCTTGAGTTTCGTACCTGTTGAGAACATTAAGCGTGGCTTGTTCGAAATCGTATCAGCTCTTGGTGCTTTATTGATATTCTCTGCTCTGTTCAACAAAGTGAACAAGAACGGCAATTCGCTTCTTGATGTAGGTAAAGGAGTACTTGCTATTGCTGGAGCAATGCTTATCATGCAGTATGCAATAAAGAAGTTTGGCAAAATGGACCTTGCTGTCATGGGCAAAGGCATACTCGCGGTAGTTGTTCTGTTTGGTATTCTTAAGAGCTTCATGAAAAAGACATCTGGAATAGATCAGACAGGAACTTCGTGGAAGACCATTCTTGCTTTCGCAGCTTCAATGCTTATATTACAAAAAGCGGTAGAGAAGCTCGGTGCTATGGATATACCGACGCTTGCGAAAGGGATAATTGCTACTTGGGCATTGCTTAAGATTCTTGGAAAACAAGCAGAGAAGATTAGTAAACTCGGTAAAGTCGGAGCTACGATGCTGGCTCTTTCTGTGTCAATGATAATCATGCAAAAAGCTGTTGAGAAGCTTGGCGCCATGGATCTCTGGTCTTTGATCAAAGGTGTTGGCGCTATACAGTTAGTTCTCGATTCTATGTCAGGCATTGTTAACAAGCAGACGTCAATACGTAATGCGATAGCTACTATTGCGATGATCGGTGGATCTCTGTACATCATCACCTATTTCATCGAAAGACTTTCTAAACTTCCTGTCGAGCAGAGCGTTGGTATTTCTTTAGGATTGGGCGTGCTTATTGGTGCTATCGGAGAAGCTCTTGGAAAAGTAGGCAATATGTCTTTCGGTAGCATAATAAAGGCTGCTCTTGGAATTGTTCTTACAGCAGTTCTCGCGATTGTTGCGATATTTGCTGTATTCGCTGGCGCTGGATATTTGATTGGCAAGTTCATGAGCGACGATACTAAGCAGACGATACTTGGTGGTCTCGAAACGCTTAAAGAAATAGGTATAAAGATAGGTGAAATCGTCGGCGGACTTATCGGAGGCGTCTTTGCTGGAATTGGTGAACAGCTTCCTGGAATTGCTACGAATCTCAGTACCTTTATGACTAATTTGAAAGGTTTCCTCGATGGTGCTGGCAGCATTACTGAATCACAGAAAACCGGCATTGGCACTCTTATGGACATGATTAAAGACCTTACTGTTGCTGAAGTTTGGGATGCTGCTTCACAGTTAATCCTCAAATGGGCCGGTAAAGAAAATAGAGACATGCTGCAGTCGTACGCTGAAGGTCTTGAGCAGTTCGGTCAGTCATTGATCAAATTTGACTATTACATGAGTCAGCTAAACATTGATCGTGTTGATACTGGCGTTACGTTCCTCGAAAGAGTTGGTACGATGGCTACCAGCATCAAGAGCACTGACGACATTATATCTACGCTTTTCGGAGGAAGAGAAGATCTTGGTAGCTTTGGCGAAGAACTTACTGCGCTTGGTAGATGCATGATAGATTTCTCTATGCAGATGTTCCTTGTGAATACTGCTAACATGGAGAAAGGAGCTACTGCTGCTCAGGCACTTGCCGATGTTGCTAATAATCTTCCTGAAGAAAGTGTCCTTGGTAAACTTATTACTGGAAACAGAGAGTCTTGGACAAAGTTCGCAGAAGGCCTTCCGAATCTTGGTGCTGGTATGATTGGCCTTTCTGACGCAATAAATAATAGTGAAAGCGAATTGGATCCTGCAGCCATACAGAAGGTTGCCGACGCAGCAATTCCACTTGCTAATCTTGCGAACGCGATGCCAAAGACCAGTGTATTTAAACGTCTCGTAACAGGCGTTAATATGGGTTGGGACACGTTCTCGACAGGTATGGCTGATTTCGGTACAGCGTTGAAAGACTTCACTGTTAATACAGAAGGGTTGAAATACCATAGTGGTTGCAAAGCTGCTATTTCTCTTTCCGACGATCTTACGAAAATACTTAAAGACATGCCGAGTAGCGGTGGATATTGGCAAGATTGGTTCGGCGAAAAGAAATGGTCAACGGTATCAGACGGACTTCCCGATCTTGGAAAAGCTCTTACGTCGTTCAGAGATAATGTAGCTGGTCTCGAATATGACGGTGGTCAGAGAACCCAGGACGGCACATCATCTGCTGTGCTACTTGCAAGGGATTTGACAGATCTTGCGAACGAGCTTCCTGCTGAAGGCGGCATCATGCAGTCAATCTTTGGTTCTCAGAATCTTGGTTTGTTCGGACAAAATATCGAGTCATTCAGTGAGGCTTTAAATACGTTCTGCACGAATTCCGCATCGACCAATTTCGACGATGGTCAAAAATCTCTGGATTTCGTACAGAGCATGATCGATCTTGCTGAGAAGATTAAAGGCGACGGTGATACTTCTACGATGACTGATTCTTTGTGGTCTTTCGTTACGTCAATGGGTAATGTAGCTACAGATGCCAGAGAGAAGTTTACAAAAGGTATCAAACCGATCGAATCAGAAATACAAGACGTTCTTGATGAGTACGAAAAACAGGTTATTACTAACGGTCTTGGCAGTACCGACATGCAGGATAAGTTCCATGATGCTGGATATGAATTAGTAACCAAGTTCAATGGCGGTATCAACGACAAGATTCCCGACGTAAAGAACCGTGTAAATACCGACATTATCACTACAGCAATCACTGCGATCAACAGTAGAAAGTGGGAGTTCTCTGCAGCAGGTAGAATCGTTATCGGTGAGTTCATCGACGGAATGGGCAGTAGAGGACAGAACGCTAGAAACGCAGCTTATCGTATCGGTAATAATGCCGCTTATGGTCTTAATGATTCTCGTGGTGGTGCTTATAACGCAGGTCGTAACGTAGCATATGGTTTCGCTGACGGTATGTACTCTCTGTTTAATTATGTTTACAACACTGCATACAACATGGGTATCTCTGCTGTAAATGGTGCAAGACGAGCACTTCGTGTAATGTCTCCTTCAAGAGTATTCATGCAGATAGGTGAGTATACCGGTGAAGGTTTGGTTATCGGTATGCAAGATCAGTATGGTTCTGTTGAAGACGCATCTGCAGGAATGGGAAAAACAGCTCTTGATTCTATGGCTGAAATGATGAATAGAGTCAAAATGCTGCTTGACGGAACAGATGAATTCAACCCGACTATTACTCCTGTAC